TGGGTACCGCTCTTGTGAAGCAGGTTCTGACACGAGCTGAAGACGCCGACAGCGATGCCGAAGTGAAATGCGGTCTCACCGTCAACGTCACCGCTGGATCAACAAATGCAGGAACCCGTTGGGTTCTCACGACTGCCAATCCGATCGTTCTCGACACCGATGCACGGACGTTCAGCGCAGAGGTTCCGAATATCCATCACACTCGACACGAGAATGGTGGAGCTGACGAGATCAGCGTGATTGGATTGTCCGGCCTGCTGGCAGACGGACAGACGCCGCTTGCTCACGCCACTTCCCACTATCCAGGTGGAACGGATCCGGTGGCGAAGACTGGTAGAGCCACGGCCGTTGGTGCTGGTGATGTGGCTGTGGCGTTCGGTACGGCATTTGCGGATGCCAACTACACCGTGGCCATCACGTTCGAGGACACTGGTGGTGCCGCACTGGCTACCGGCTACATCAAAAACACCACGAAGCTGGCCGCTGGCTTCACCATCGTCGCTTCGGCTGCTGGAATCTTCCACTGGATCGCTATCCACGACTAGGAGGTCCGGTGAGCGGTCATGAAGACAGGTTCATCGAGAGACTACAGAAGGTAGCAGGTTCTCCGGAGCTCCTGCCGCCACAAGAGGAAGAGGAGCAAGCTCCAGCCTCTGTGGAAACAGTTGCTCCGGAGGAACCTATTCCTCCTGTTGAAAAGCAGAGCTTCGTCCCGATCAGCACCAAGAACGTGTTCGGACACCACGATACTCACCCGCTCATACTCGATGCCATCCTGCTAGACAAGTACGGCCCTATATGGCTCGATTGGGAGCCTGAAACGATCTGGTCAGAGATCAATGACGACTTCAAGCAAGTTGTCAGCGTTCACAATAGGAACAAGATCCAAGCTGTAAGACTGTGCCATCTAGTAGATAGCCCATGGACGAACTGGGAAGTCTTTGTTCTAGTCGCGCAGGCATTCAACAATAACGTTCCCAACTTCAGAACGCTTCAGCGTCCTACCATCGCTCAGATCACTAACGCAGCAACAATCATGAACAAGATCAAGAGCGAGAAAGAGGTCAAGTTCTCTGAAGAGGTATTCAAATTCATAGCTGCTTGCTTCCTGGATGAAGGCGTAGTGTACCTCCCGCACCCATTCCAGGATGGTCAGCGATGGTCCTCAGTTCCAAAGTACCGATGCTCGAAGTGCGGCAAGATCGACATTGATGACGGCAATGGGATGTGTGATAGCTGTGGTGCTCCTGATCAGTATCTTGCTAAAGAGTTGGAGCGGGACTATCGTACTGTAAAGGAAAGAGACCAGATCATAGTAGTGGATCGTGAAAATAAGCCATCCGATCCGATCGAGCTGAATGAAACTCCAGAAGATGTTCAGACTGCTAGGCTCCTAGTTGCTGATGAGTATACGAGAGATAGACAGCGGCAGCTCGAGGAGCAGATGAGGATACTGAGAGATGTCCGATCATACGTATGACATGATCATGTCTGAGTCTATGCTCCATGAGCTTTACATGCTCAAGAAGCAAGCAGGAGTTTCGGCACGATGGGGCAATGTCATCGGTGCTGGATTGGGGGCTATCGGTGGCGGGCTGCATGGAAGTAGAACGGCAGCACCAGGAGAAGAGACTGGTGGAGCGGTTCGAGGAGCTTTGCTTGGTGCCGGTGCTGGGGCTCTTGGTGGGCAATTCGCTACCAAAGCCGGACGCGGAGAAGCTCTCAGATTCGGACAGAGACAGCTTCATGGTATGACTGGCTACCTCCCCGGAAGGGGAATCCTTGGCGCTAAAGGTCCAGCACTGTCGCCAAAGGATAGGCTCAAAGCACTAGAGGGCATGGGATTTGAATTCCAGCATGGTACCAAGAAACAGTTACAGAAGCATATGACACAGGAAGTTGCTAAGGGTAAGATCACTAAGTATCTGCCACAAAACATTCAAAATTTCATGGCTTCTAGAAGTGCATCATCTGCTTTGGCTACTCGACAGGCCGCAGAAGAGGGTATGACTTCGATACCTGGCCTAGCTAGAGGTTATATGAGGGGTGGAGTCTCTGGAAAAGTAACACCATGGCAGGCAACCAAGATGAACCTAAAAGCACCAGGACTAGCTATGGGTGTTGGGATACCTGCTGCAATGTCAGCACAGTCGATCAAAGAGTACAGAGAGACAGGAGATAGACGGCAGCTTGCCTCAAATCTAGCTGGAAATGCCGGCTTTGCGCTAGGTGGAGCTCTTCCTATTACTGCTATGATGGGTCTTGGCGCAGCAGGTGGGGCAGCTGGGAGGCTGATAGGTCGTGGAGCTGAAGCGATAAGTCCATCACACGTTCCAGTACCTCCTGGTGGATATGCTGGCCAGGTAGCTCCTCGTTGAGGTGATCAATGTTTGATTTTGGCTATGGCGGTACCAGTCACTTTCAACCGGCGCATACCTACGGTCGTGTTAGAGGATCGTCAGTAACACAGGGTGTAGCCTACCCATCTCCGTTTTTTGATCTTGCACATACCTATCTCCCACCAACAGTCAAGCAGATGTTCAAATGGTGCAGGTACTATTACCTCACCCAACCGCTCATAGCTGCTGTTGTGAACAAGATGGCGGAGTACCCCATAACTGATCTCGTGATCGATACGGACAACAAGGGTCTCCGCAATATGTGGGAGAAGTTCTTTGAGTCTGACATACAACTTCGTGCGAGACTGATCGACATAGGTCTTTACTTCTTTTGTTACGGTAATGTGCTTGCATCACTGATGCACCCATTCGTGAAGTGGCTGAAGTGCAAGTACTGCGGCCACACATTGATGGCGAAGAAGGCGACGTACAGGTTCAGATCGTATGAGTTCCACATGACTTGTGACAAGTGTCAGCAGACAGGTCATGCCCTAGTAGAAGATCAATACCTCCAGACGTCAGGTGGGACTAGGATCATTCTCTGGAACCCAGAAGACATAGACATCGTATTCAATCCGATCACTCAGGATACGGTTTACTTCTACAGTCTTCCAATACAGACACTCAATGACATGGCTGTCGGGCGCAGAGAGGTCATAGAGCAACTTCCTCAGGTATTCATAGACGCAGCCAAGAAACGAAAGTCGATCACACTGAATAAGGACAACCTCTTTCATCTGAAGAGGTCCTCTGTTCTATCAGGTCCTAGAGATACGGGTTGGGGAACGCCTCTAGTGCTTCCAGTTCTGAAGGACGTGTTCTACCTTCAGATCATGAAGAAGGCACAAGAGGCTATTCTCCTCGAGCGTATAGTTCCTCTGACTGTCATCTTCCCCCAGCAAGCAAGTGGCACGGCTGATCCGTATACCACGATCAATCTTGTGGACTGGAAAGACCACATCGCACAAGAGATTCAAAGATGGCGGCTGGATCGTAACTACATTCCAATCCTCCCACTTCCAATCGGCAATCAAGTCATCGGTGGCGATGGACGAGCGTTGCTCATGTCTCAAGAGATCAAGATCTGGAGTGATCAGATCATTGCCGGGATGGGTGTTCCGAACGAATTCATCTACGGCGGTCTCCAGTGGTCGGGATCAAACGTGTCCCTTCGCATGTTGGAGAATCAGTTCATGCGGTACCTGTCCGGGCTGTTGCTCTTCGTCAAAGACTTTCTGGTGAGGGGTATGGCTGCTCATATGGGCTGGCCGACAGTGGGTATCAGGTTCAAGCCATTCAAGATGGCTGACGATCTACAACGTAAGGCGTTCCTCTTCCAGCTCAATCAGGCTGGTAAGGTGAGCGACACGACACTGATCAATGATACAGATCTGAATCCTGAAGAGGAGAACGAGCTGCTCCGTAAGGAGACCAAGACTCGTCTCGAATCTGTGAAAACTCAGCAGATCGCGGAGGCAGAGATCTCCGGCGAAGCTGGGGTGATCAATGCGAAGTACCAGGCTAAAGCCCAAACGATCATGATGCAGGAACAGCAACAGGCTGCAGCAGGTGCACAGGGTACAGCCCCCGGTGAGCCTGGTGAGGATGTAGGGTCAGCTCCAGTTGCGCCGCCACAGGGACAGCAACCTAGTGGTCAAGCAGGCGGACAAGCCACGCTAAATCCTCTACAGCAAGTAGTACAGCGTCTTCGCTCGTTGAGCCCTGAAGCACAACGTACTGTGCTAACAAGGATTGAGCAGAGTAACCCACAGCTAGCACGTCAGCTTCAAGCTCAATTCAATCAAGGAGGGGGAGTTGACCCATCGCCTAATCCAGCAGGTCAGCCTCTTCCTACGCAGCTCCCTCCACGTAGAGGAACAGAGTCTGCGATGATCTAGTAAAAAAGAAAAGGGTGGTGCCTCTCCAAATTCTGAGGCACCACCCGTTTACTTCAACCATTTACCTATCGGCTGACTACTCGATCATTCGTCTTCTTGATCGAATAGCCACTCTCCAGCGCTCCCGGCCACTGTACTCAGATACGAGGCCACGAACGCTAGAAAGAATAGGTACACACTTACTCCCTTCCTCCTGTTCCCGGAGAGTGACTCA